ATAATTTAAAAGTATCTTCTATCGTCTGTCATATACTTTGGAGCTGGATTCATAAGATTAGATTTCATATACTTCATTCCTTTCTTATAATCATCCAATGCGAAAGCTGCTTGTTGTGGGCTTTCTTTAAACTGCCAAACATAGTAACGAACTCTAGCTGTTATTACATTACTGTATTGCTCTGGTAAAGTGATTGCATCATCATAAGCTGATAAAGCAGTCGGTCTTACGAAAGCATAAAAGTGTATGTTATAAACTTTGTCAGGTATTGGACTTAATCCAAACTTCCTATTATCTGGAGACTTAATTACAAATTTAGGTTCTCCATGATTTTGAGTATCTGCATCATCTGCATTCTCACTATCTCTATAGTATCTTTTCCAATCATCAAGTGTAAGAAATCTTAAACCTTTTGAAACGTAAGGAGATGTTTCTCCACTTACATTAATTGTAGTTACATAAAAATCATCCCAATCTATTGAAGCATAGTCTGTAGTGATACTAGAACTATCAGACTTTAACGTATACCATCTTTGTCCTGCTACTGTAGGTACTGTTACATTACCGTAGAATGGGTCAGTAGCTCCACTAACGTTAGCAGCAAAGAAAGGTAGTTGTGGCTCTTCATTAGCTATATCAAATATAGATTTGTTTACAGCATCTTTAACAAACTTTTGAAGACCTGTAGCGTTTGGAAAGTTTGCAGACGTTAATGGAATCTCATTGAGTTCTCTTAATACTTCATTAGTTATGTCAAGATATGTAGTAGCCATTATTTTTTATGTACCTTTTGAATTTTGAAATTAGCAGATTTGGTTGCACCTTTGTGAGGTTTGTAACCACCTGCAGGGTCTTTCATTAATTTGTAAGAGTTACCAGACTTCATCCAGTGATAACCTTTAGGTGCTGGAACTTTCATAATTAATTAGCTTTAGCTTTAGGCATGTCCTCAGAATATGTAGGTTGACAACCTGCCATTCCACCATGCTTATAATTAACTCTTCCACCTTTCATCATTTTTGTTTTAAATGTAGGTTCGTTTCCACCCATTGCAGCTTTATTGCCACTCATAACTTTTTCACCTTTTTTATACATCTTTCTTTTTTTCATTTTTTATCTCCCTGTAAAAGTGGAGGGTCAATTAAGACCCCCCGATTTGATTATTAGTCAATTGTATAGAAAGCTTTAACCATAGCATCATCTCTAAGTACTTTCGCACCATAGACATGTAAACCTCTAACAATATCGCCAAAAGAACTAGGGTCTCTAATTACTTCTGTTGATAAGATTGTGTTAGCAGTTGCTGTGGATGACATATGTCCGCCTAAACATTGACCTGTAGCAGTCGAAACTGAAGGTACGTTGTTAGACTTATACATATCAAAGCCTCTTAATTTTCCACTTGAAACTAAACCATTTCTGATTGAGCCTTGACCAGCGTTAAAATCTACTGATAATAACTTAGAACCACTTTGTGATAGTTCTTCGTAGAAATCAGGAGATGCAACGAACCATCTGTTTTCTTCTGGGACTGATTGGTCATCAAGAAGTCTAGCCATTCTAGCCATTAAGTCTAGAGGGTCAACTTCAGAAGCCACACCTAAGTCTACAGAAGCAGTTGTTTCGCCTACACCAGCACTACCAGCAGCAGCATCAGCACCAATGACATGGTCAGGTGCAGAAGCAGATACTCCTGCAAACATTGTAGTAAGTACAGCAGCATCATATGAATCTTTTAAAGAGTAAGCTGCAGAGCTTGAAGCTACTTCTTTAAAGTTTACATGTGACATATTTGTTTCAATATCATCTACGATGAATTTGAAAGCTTTAGCACTGTCAACAACCAATGTAATCTCTTGGTCTGTTAGTTTAGTTGATGTTGTGTCACTACCTCTTGTGTAGTCATACACAGTAATGGTAGGTTCCTTGATAATCTTTACTGAGTCTCCATAAGCAGAAATCTCACCAGCATAGTCGGTGTTAGTAATAGCTTCAACTACCGATGCCTTTCTAAAGAAGTTTAAAACCTTTTTAGAGTATATCGAAGGTAGGAAGAAACTATTAGTTTGTCCACTTACGGAGTTAGCAAAGTTAGCATCGGTATCAGTTGCGGGTTCAAAATATTGAGCCATGATACATTCTCCTTTAAGTTAATTAATATAGTTTACTTTACGATTCTGCCTTCTTGCATAGCATCGCTGATTTCACTTTCGTATCTATCAAACTCGTCTATACTCATGGCAGCAATCTCCTTTTCAGACCATACTTTCTTTTGCTTTGGTTCTACACTTGTAGTTTTTGTAGAAACCATATCAGCAGCAGATTGTCTGGGCTGTCTAGAAGATGACTTAGTCTTCGTAGGTTCAATGCCAAAATCTTTTTTAAATAAATCTAAAGCACGTGAGGCTAGGTCAGCATCGTTAGCATTGTTGTATATCCAATCTTGGATAGACTTAGGTTGCTCTTTTGCCCAACCATGGAAGTCGTCACTGTTTCTGATATCTTCAAAATCAGGATGTCTTTCCATTAACCTTTTTTCTGCATCTTGTCGTACCAGTTGATTTTCTCTCTCTTGGAGTTTACTAAGGCGTTCTTCTAGAACTTTTGCTTTAGTCTCCGATTGTAGATGTGCAACTGTTTCTACAACTTCATAAACATCAGGATATTGATTCTTAAATTGTTCGAGTTCTTCTTCAGTTTTTGGAGCTTTATATTCAGTTCTATTTTTAGTAGCTTCTTCTAAAAGTTCCTGTTCTCTAGTTTTAAACTCATTAAGTTTACTATCGTAATGTTTTTTTAAATCGTCATACCTTTTTTTGTAATCTGGTTTCTTGTAAGGAGTATCCTTTTCAGTTTCCAAATTTTCTTGTCTAACACTTCCTTCAGCATTCACTTCAGTTATGTCGTTGGTATCAAACAATTTATTTCTGTCAGTTGGTTCTTCAAAGAAGAGACCATCATCTGCAGATTTAAAAGGTTTATCTTCACCTTGGTGCCAAGCTTTTCTTTTGTTATAAGGATTTGGCGTTTCCTCTTTTTGGACTGTATTAGTCATTTTCTATTCTCCTACTCAGGGCTTCGTTTAACAAGGTAGCTGCTATTGTCGACTATGCAGGGCTTGTTCTTGTAAAGGTAGCCTTTCGGTTATTATTATGATAAAGGGCTGAGTAATTAATTCAGGTAGCTTTATCGCTTAGTGTTGTTTAGTATTAAATGTTCCTACTTTGTCGAAGCATAGATTTTTTAACTTCATCACCAATGATATCTTCTTCCTCTTGCGTTCCTGCTTGAGTACCGACAGTTTCTTTGGTAACTCTGATATCTTGTTGCATAGGAGCCTGTTTAGGTTCTAATACAACTCTCTCTTCTTCAACATCAGTTACTGGTCCACCAGTTACTAAACCTTGTCTTTCATCTGCTTTCATTTCTGCATCTTTCATCATTGCCATTAAATTGTCAGCTCCGATTTCTTCTACAGCTTTTGCAGTAAAGACAAATTCTCCATCAGATAACCTTGCGGGTATGCTGTCAGAGACTCCTGAACCCGGACCTTCAACAGGACCAGCTCCAGCAAATTCTTGAGCAACGTCTATGACTTTATCAAATATCATAGCTAGTTCCTCATCTTGTTCTAGTTTGGACATAAGCATATCTTCTTCTTCTTCTGTTAATGCTTCTTCCATTATAAATCTTGTGTAGTTATTTTCCATGTCTTCATCAGGAAGCATACCACCTTCTTCATAACCCATTCTTTCAACAACTTCAGGTGCTTCTTTTCTAAGAGCTTCTATTCCTTTACCACCTTCTTTATACATAACTCTATCGTCATTAAGTAATCCACCTTTTTTAAAATCTCCTCTAGCTACAGCTTCATCTAACATTTTATCAATTTCTTCTTCTGTAGGAGGAGTTAATTCTTTTAACCGTGGGTCTTCTTTTTTAGTTTTTATAGATTTTTTATCAAATATTAAACCAGAATAAGCTCTAGTAAATTCTTGAACATCTTTTTCAGGATACCCAGCTTGTTTTAACATTTGATTAGCTTGAGCAATAGTTATATCACCTTCGTCTAACATTTTAATAGCATCATCAAAATCAAAATATTGAGTATTATCAACTGCATCTATTTGTTTAGCCATTCTTTTAGAATGTTGTTTATTTAATTTAGTAACAAGTTTTGATAAAGCTTTTGTTGCACCACCAATACTATATTTTTGTCTATCATCTTGAAGCATTTATTTCTCCTTTGCTTTGCCTACATTTAATGCACACCAATCTAAAATTTTATAAATTTTTCCTATGATTGCATCGTCTTTTGGTGTAGGTGTTAATGCACATATTAATGATGCACCCATAACTATAGTTGGTATTATAGCTATCCATTCGTTAATTGTTTGTATAAAATTTAGCATACTATATCTCCTCTTTTCTAGTAATTGCTTCTTTAACCTGTAGGTCCAACTGCTCTAGGCGTACCAGAGAATTCACTTTCCCCTGCAGCCGGAACATTTCCGATTCCGATGTTGCCACCACCAGTGCCTGTAGCTCCAAGTTCTTGAGGTTGTTGAGGTGTTCCTTGAATGCCTCCCATAGCTCCCTGTTGCCCGTCAGTAGGTTGAGCCTCTTCGCCAATTGTTTGTCCAGCATTTTGCATTCCTATTATTTGTGCCATAATTGCAGCTTCTTCAGGGTCGTTGAGTATTTCATCAGGGTCTAAATCTAAGCTGTAGGCAAGTTCACTTACAAGTTTAGAAATCTTAACAAACGGTGCAATAGCAGGACTTTGTGCAGTTTGTAAGAACATTGTTAATCTCTGACTTCTTACTTCTTTTTGCATCAAGCTATTTGTACCTGTAGCTTTAACTTCTAAATCACCTTTAACATCCAACTCATCTTCTAGGAATTGCATGTTCCACTGGAAATAAGATTCTCCAAGTGGCTTTAATAAAAAGTCATCAAGGTTTTTGATAACTGTTTTAATATTTAAACTTGATGCTCCAAGTAACATAGACATACCAGAAGCAGTCCTTGTCATGCTTTGAACACCTGTTTGTCCGTGTGAATAACTAGGTATACCTGTTTGCTCGTCTGCAAGTTGTCTAAACTTATCAAACATCATCATGTTCTCTGGTGCTGTATTAGGAAATTTTAAACCGTGTATAGCTTGTCCCGGCATTCCAGCTTGTCTTCTAAATATTTTACCCGGATATATTTCCATTGATTGTCCACCAACTAAAGCAGACTCATCTACATCAAATACCAAAGAACCAGCCATTGCTAAATTATCTACAGCCATTCTTGCATGACCGTTCATAATCTGTTGACTGTCATCCATATTCTCTGCTACACCAATACCAAAGAAGTTATACGGGTTTCTTTCGTATGGGAAAGCATGATAAGGTATTCTGTATGGAGTAAATGGATTTATTACAGCTCTTAAAAGTTGGTCTCCACATATCCATACGTTTACTTGAACTTCATCTAAATCATCTATATCATCATCAAGTTCAACACCTACTTCTCTAGCGTACTCTGCATCCATGATACCCCAGTACTCAATAACTTCAAAGTTATTATGATATGCTTCATCCATTCTAGCATCATCTTTTAGAGAAGATTCAAAATCTTTTTCTACATAGTTTGGACCCATTTGAATACAAGTTCTAATTGCATCCTCATCAAAGTAAGGCATGTTACGCAACTGTCTAAGTTGACTTCTGTTCATTTTGTGTCTATGGATAACGTATTCACATTCATCCATATTAGTTGCTGATGGGTCAGGATAAAAATCCCAGCAACTTACAAATTCTATTCTTGGTACTCTAACTTCTAAAGGGTTATAAGTTCTGTTACCTTCTTCATCTGTACCCCACTTGTGAAGTTTCTTGTTAAAGTTAAAAGGTCCTTTAACAATACCAGTACCTAACAAAGCTGCTTCAAGTAAAGCATTACGTATTTCTGAAGAACCGTTAGACTCATCTATTTGGTCATGGATAAGTTTTTCCATTCTTCTAGCTGCTCTTTCTGCAGGTTTTAATTCTATAGCCTGTGGGTCAGGACTTGTACCGTCTTTTAAAATACCAGCATCTTTTGCTTGGTCTTCAATAGAATCTTCAAATATACCGTTGTAAAAACTAGCACCGGGTTTTAAAGTTCTACCATCTCCTTCGTACCCAACATCATAAGGACTATCTACTCTATTACCAATATCATCTGGTATCTCACCTTCTGATGTTTCTATTCCCGGTACAGGATTAGAAGTATCAAGGTGTGCATAATCTGTTTCGCCTTCAGGTATTTTAGTTTCTGCTATACCAATAGGAAACTTACCTGTACCAAAGATAACATCAACAAGTTGACCAAAAGCAGCGAGTACTTTTGTTTTGGTTATCTTTACAAAGATTCTAGATTTTTCAGAATCTCTAAACTTAATGGACTTGTTGTAAAGTCCTCTGTAGTTTTCGTAAGCTTGTAACCATCTTCTTTCATCTGTCTCTCTAGCATCTTCTGCTTGAGCATAACGACCTTTGATAATACCAATAAGATTTCTACGCTGGTCATCAGGTAATGTTAAATTTTTACCAGACTCACCTTCTACTTCTTCGTAGATGTTATCAGCATTTAAAAATGTATTATCTTCTGCCATGTATCCTAGTATCCAAATGTAGAATCTATTGGTCTGTACATCTCACGTTTTAAACCTCTAATCCTTTCTAATGGGCTTTCCATTCTTGGTCTGCTCATTATCATATAACGTAAAGCATCATATGCGTGGTCTGAAGCTTTCGTATCCACATCTTCAGGATTAGTTTTAGATAATGGTATAGACTGTAATTCTCTTATTAAGTTCGGACATGTGTTAAATATCTGTAACTTAGGTCTACCGTTATCTCTAATCTTTAAATACTCGTGTATTTGTATTTTACCTTGTATTCTATT